ACAGGTCAACAGCAATAGTTGCTGCATCGGTCAAAGTATTGAGTGCACTAGATGCACGCTTAACTTCGACAGTACCAGTACCGTTTGGTTGGATTGAAATATCACCGTTAGATGCACTGACAATCTGATTACCGTTTACATCCAGGTTCCCACCAAGTTGTGGGCTGGTGTCATTGACAAGATCTGTAATACCGGCTGCAAGTTTAGCGGTAGTTACTTCACCATCAAGGATTTCATCACGAGTAACGGAGTTTGCTCCTAGCTTGGCTGTCGTAATCTGATTGTCTGCAATATGAGCGGTGTCAATAGAACCGTCTGCATAGTGCTCGGAATTGATTGCATCATCAGCAATCTTGGTACCATCAATCGCATCATCACGGATGTGGTTACGAGTTACAGCACGGTCTGCATCAGTAGTCGTTGAGTCTGCAAGCTTAGCTGCAGTTACCTGATCATCTTGGATGTGAGCAGTACGGACTGCATTGTCAGCAATATGCTCTTGATCAACTGCGTCATCAACGATCTTAGTGCCATCCACTGTGTCAGCACTAGGTTCGCCAATGTTGACGGTAGAACCAATAATCACACCCCAAGCTTCTGAACCAGTAGCTGGTGCATCAGATAGTTGAATGGTGTCGCCGTTAAGTGAGAAGCCATCTGTAGGACGTGCAGTACCTGCATTCGGCTCTTGAATTACACCGTTAATAGACAGAATGATTTGTGAGGCATTAGCAGGTGCATTAGCAATACTGGTAATGTCATTAATAGTGCCATTCCAAGTCGGGAACGTGTTTGCAGGAATAATGAAATATTCACCAATTGACTGTACTTCACCCCACTCACTGCCATCATAAACAAGAAGAGTGTCACTACCAGTGTTGTAGAACAGGTCACCCTCATCAAGGCTAGTAGTCGGGTTAGAAGCGCCTACACGGTAACGAGCTTGGAAGTCGTTGATGTCATTAGACAGCTGAATAACGTCAGCATTAGTAGCAACAACGCGGTGGAAGTCATAGGTGTGCGCAGTACTAGTTGCAATAACCAACATACCAAGACCATCTTGTATGGTTTGGCTCTGCATATTGGTAGGAATATTCTGGATGGTTACCGTATCGGTACCACCGGCACGGGTTGCATCAGTAGTTGATGCACTAGCACCAATAACCATCCCACCTGCGTTAGCAATACTGATAATGGTGCCTTCAGGAGGTGCAGTAGCTGGGAAGCTGTCTTCATCAGCAATAGCTTCAAAACCACCAATAGGATCAATACGTGCAGTGATGCGTGAATCGACCTGTGCAGATGACGGGAACGTAGTTGTACCAGTCCAGTCAGTGATGTTGTTGGAAAGAGTGTTGCTATCAAGCTGGTTTAGGTCAGCAGCAGTCAGTGTGCTGTTGACACCATCAAGAGTGTTGAGTTCAGCAGCGGTTGCGGTTACCCCGTCAAGGATATTCAGTTCAGCAGCTGTAGAGGTGACACCATCTAGAATGTTGATCTCAGCAGCAGTAGCAGTAACACCATCGAGAATATTTATCTCATCTGTAGTAGAAGTGACACCATCAATAGTCTGAACCTCTGGACCAGTAAGGTCTGCCAGTGCAGAAGCTGTAGCGCTACTCATGGTGGCAAGCTCAGTCAGCTCTGCATCAAGAGGTTGCTTTGCATCCAGTTGGGTCTGAACGTTTGAAGTGACACCATCTACAAAGTTGATCTCTGCAGTTGTTGCAGTGACACCATCCATCAGGTTGAGTTCAGCCGTGGTGGCTGTAATCCCATCCATGGTGTTTAGCTCTGCTGTAGTAGCAGTAACACCATCCATGATGTTTAGTTCTGCAACCGTAGAAGTAATACCATCAAGGGTATTTAGTTCTTCTGGTGTAGCAGTAATCTGAGTATTAGATGCAGCTGCCAAGACAGGAACCGTGCCAGATTGGTTAGGCAGGGTAATTGTCCGATCAGCAGTTGGATCAGTAACAGTCAGGGTTGTTTCATGATCATCAGCGGTTGCACCTTCAAAGACAACATTAGCGTTGTTCATTGTCAGGTCACCTGTCATCGTGTCCCCAGTTTTATCTAGGTCACGATTGACTCGTTCCTGTGCAGAGTACAGAACCTGATTGGTGTTATCGTTCAGGTCCTGTGCACGGATAGCTGAACCTGCAAAAAACGTAGTTACCGCATTTTCCGTGTCAGTTTCACGGTAAATACGGATAGCTACGCCAGTTCCAGGTGCAGTATCAAAAGAAATAGTCGTTGCGTTGGCAAACGTGTAGTCAGTGTCTTGAGTTTTATCTACAGCGTCAAGAGATACCCTGACATCTGCTTCTTTAATATAGGGAAATGTAAATGAATAATCCGTTGTCGAATTATTACCTGTGTATGTATTTTGGGTTGTTGCCATTGCTTACATGGTTAGCGGTTTGTAAGTGGAAAGGTGGGTTGTTGTCCTCTACGGACATCGACTTTATTAATGGATTCCTTACGACGCAGTTCACGGATCTCAGCTGCATTACTTAGATCACGTTCGGCTGCTTGTTGTGCACGACGCATCGCCATATCAATGTCGTAGTAGACCCTGGCGAAGTCGCGTTCGTTAATCTGTCCACCAGTTTCCCTGGCTGTCTTAAGTGCTTCTCTGAATTTCTTAGCGTCAACACGCTTCATGATGGACCTAATGCGATCCTTGAAGATCCCTTGCTGACCCATAAGCTTGAATAGCTCAGAGCGTTCTTCAGGTGTATAGGAAATACCACCTTTAGACTTAGCAAATGTCGGCATTGAGTCATACTCAATATCGATAAGGAATTGTTTCTCAGGACTAATACCCTCAGATACCTTCATAGGCATAGAAGCGTTCCACATACGTGTCCAGAAGGATTCGCTATAACCAACAGGCGTACCATCCATCCAGTCATATGCTTGTGGAAGACCAGCATCAGGGTTGATTACATCTACAAACTTGTTACGGTTGTGGAACAGTTGCCAAAGCTCTTGATCGACTTCACGTAGTTCAGGGGAGAGATACCTTCCAAGCTCATTACGCAGACCAGACAAAGGAAGCATGGAGCTAGTGAAGCTAGAACCCCAACGTGCAAGCGCTGCAGGGTTGCCTGCAAACAAGTCACCCATTGGTTCTAGACCAGCAACAAACGATTTATTTGTAAGGTTGGAACCAAGCACAAACATCATCTTGCCAAGCATGGCTTCACCATCGTTTTGATCGATAGTGTCCATGTTGTCCATAATGTCAGCAGTGATAGAGATGAAGTCAGCCATAGGACCAAGGAAGTCATAGCTGTACCAGTTACCATCCCAAGCACGGAAGCTGCGGGGAGCCCAGTTGTTCTTACGACGGAAGTTCTGACGCTCTTTGTCAAAGTGACCATTACCGTGAAGGTTGTCACCCATAAACATGAATGCAGCACCTAGCACTGCAGCAGTACCAATAGCTTTACGACCACGTACTTCAGCTTGGAGTGTCCTAAATGTCTGCTCAATGCTGCCGTCAATGCGTAACCCACGTTCAGTCAGAATACGGATCATGTCATCACTAGAGAAGTTCTGACCAGGCATAGCAATCTTGTTGTAGTCCTTGATAAAGACAGAAACAGGGCTGAACTTATTGACCATGCCAATCATGTTGTCCGCAGTACGCGGGAACATCAGGAAGGGCTTAAGGAAGGGTGCTCGGCTAATAAAGCCACTCAACGATCGAACGTTGTCTGTATCTAGGTTGAGAGCAATTTCACGGCTAGCGTAATCAACTGCTTTATCAGTGATCATGCCATTTTTATCAAACATGCTCTCGTAAACGTTCTTCTCAGCTAAACGGATTTCATCAGCACTGAGCATTGCACGTTCACCACCACGCATCATCGCGTCATATACACGTCCTCTAGCTTCAACATTTGCTAAAGCAGCGCGTGTAAAGCCATCCAGAGCTGACATAGCGTTAGCTCCAAACCTCAACCAAGGATGGTTGGCAATGTCCTGCATGGTCTCAGCCATGTTGTAGAGGACCATCGGACCATCTTCACCACGCTTCACTGCTGATTGAGCGAACGAATGGAGAATGTCCATTTGAGCCTCGTTCTTATACACCAGCTCTTCACGCATGATGTAACCAACAGAGGTAGGATCCTGCGAGGCCTTACGGAACACATCAGTCATATGCTTCCATGAGCGCATGAATGTGTCACCAACAGCCATGTATTGGTAGGCACCACGTCTCAAGGTCTTCATGTCTCGTGCCATAGCAGCGCCAGCAAAGACGCTGATGGGTTTCTGCAGCATCAATACAGTGTTACCAGCAAAAGCTTTGATAGGTGTAGAGAATGCAGATAGAACTGAGTTATAAATATTGGCCCATGCACCTTGAACAATCACACTAGGAATCTCAGGCATGCCGTCAATAAAGGCTTTGCTGACCGTTCCCAGGCTGTTGTTTACATAGTTGTTCAGCTTAGACAGGGTATCAATGTTGCCATCAGAGAATTCCCATGCCATCTGTAGAGGCACAAGGAACTCAGGACGTGACTTAGAAATCTCTCTCAGGGAGTTAGCAGAGTTCTTTGCACGGTTGATGATGTTCTTCAGTGCGTCATCAGTCTGCTCTTTAGCGTTTTGACCAGCCTTAGCAAGGATTTCAGGGTTATTGCTGAAGCGCTTCCAAGTGTTCAGGAAGTTCAGAGATGCACCCCAGTTGTAAGCTGCCAGACCCTTTTCGACCATCAGGTATTCCATACGGTCAAGGATCATTTCTTGAGCCCTGCCGACTGCTTCAGTGCCTTCCATTATGCGAGCACCTTCAGATAGGTCAGCTACTTCACCAGCAAAGGAAGTCTGCAAATAAGCTGATGCCTTCTGCATATCCATGTTGATGTACTCATCCATGTAGCCCTTAATGGCTTTCATAGCAGCGTTGTAACCAGCCTTACCTAGAAGCTTCTGTGCTTTTCCAGTCTTACCAAGGTCATTAATCATGTCCTTGTAGTCATCCAGTACGGCACGGATCATGCCGGTATCCATTTGTGGATCGATGATGATTTCAGCTAGTCGAGTACCAGCAGCATCAATCTCTTCAAATGGAATCTTCCGACCATCAGCAAGCTCAGCAGAGTACTTGCCGCCTTGACGCAAGCGATCAGTCACCATCTTGACGACTTGCCGCTTAGAGAGGTTGTTGATCTCTAGTCCGTACTTTTTAGCTGCTTCAGTAACGATGCTACCTAAACGACCATATCGTGTGTTGTAGTTCTTCTGCACACGTACAGCATCTACCGAAGCTCCAAGTACACCATCAGGGTCAACAGAACGTGTACCCATCTCATCAATATCTACATCGTCAATAACTCCAGGCTTCCAGAGTTCATCTAGATCACCAGCCTTAGATGCAATGTATTCGCCAGTTTCGTCAATAGCATCTTCTACACGCTTGACAGCATTAGTAAACACGTCTTCGGGAACCTCACCACGTTTGTGAAGTTCCTCAAGCTCTGTAAATAGCTTGTTTTTACCTTCACTTTCAGGGATAAAGTTAGTGATAAATCGCTTACCAATAGAGCCTTTAGCAAGCAGGGAAGCTGCTTCAACAAAGGCGGTAAACATACCAAGCCCTACACCTTCATAGATGGACTTGTTACGCTTAATGTCAGGGCTGTCACCATCAACGGTTGCGATGTTGTCAGAGATCCAGCCGAACTGAGCAGGCAAATTCTTCTTCAATGTGCCTGTCAGGTTATCGCCTTCACCAGAACCAGTGTTTGCATAGTCAACAAATACACCAGTACCTAGATCAACGCCTGTTTTACCAATCAGTTGTACAAGCTTGCTTTGTCCAATACCCCAAGCAACTTTGGCATTAGCTGCCTTACCTAAGGCACCAGCAGCTCCACCAAGAACAAGGCTAGGGACAATAAAGGAAGCTAGTTCACGAGATGCTTCTGCGTATTCAGTTTCAAACTTCCTGTACTTAGGAAGGTTGACGTTAGCCAAAGCAGCTGTATCACGTACAAAGTCATAAGTACCAGCACCAGTGGCTTGTGTAAGCTCACCAACGGTTTTAAGTTCCTTGCTTTGAGCAATACCTTTGACAGCACCTTTAACGGTTTCTTTATAGCGTTGTAGAGCTTTAGGCCCACTGGTACGTGTATCAGCAGGTTCTTCAGGCTCTTCCTCTGGTTCTACATCAACCTCTTCCTCTTGGCGTTTCTTAGCGCCAGAACGACCACCTGGGGAGTCAGGTGCAATATCAGCAGACTTAGGACGTGCAGCTTCGGCTGCAGCTCGTTCCTCAGACTCCTGCTTATCACGAGCAATTACTTCTTTTTGTCGGGCTTGCTCTTCATCTAGACGCCTACGTTGTTCCTCGCCATCTAGCTCTTCACCCTCATACATCTCCTCATACATTGCCATCAGACACCTCCCTGCCGCCAGCGGCTAATAAATCCGGCATGGGCTCTGGAGTCACGCGCCAAATCTGCAGGACGTTCCCAATACTTAGCCCACCAATCAGCAGCATCTTGTGCAGATGCAAAGTTCATTCTGAGATATTCCTGTCCAGGTTCACCGGCTTCTTCTAATGCATATTTGATCTGAGCACGCGGATCATTCCAATGCTCACCAAGTACTTGCCTTGCTTTAGTCAGACGGCTCTTGTGCCACTGGAACATGCCATTACTTAAACCAGCATCACCAGCAACTGTTGTCCTAAGCGTTGATTCGCGAAGCCCGTTAACCAGAAGTCCCATTGCATGGTACTCACCCATCTTCAGATCTTCTGTCATGTACTTCATGAGAAACTCACCCTTTTGGCGAGTAACATCAGGAGTAACGGTGGCTTGCCAATCAAATCCACTAGGATCCATATTGCCTAAATTGGCTGGATTAATAGCAGGAACAACTTGTGCAAGGTTCGGACGTATTGCACGCACTGCAGAAGTCAGTCGGAAGTTAGAGATCTGTGTAGCAGTACCTTTAAAAACACGATCAATATCAGCTTGTACTGAAGGGTTAAGCGGAGGTGGTTGATAATCCATATCTAGTTCGTCTAATCCGTTAGATCTAAGTATTAAGTTCAAGTTGTCGAAGTAAGTCCCACCGAACTGTTTAGTGACGGCTTGGATATAGGAATCCAACTCACCCTTTTCAGCACGGGTTTTTACATCCATTAGGTATTCATTAGTGCCTACATAGCCAGGCTTAGCCAAAGCACTTCTACCGATTAACTTGCCTTCCTGATATAGGCGTGCGTGGCGATTACGGAATTCAGATGTCTTGGTATCTAGGTCGCCAATCTTGTGCTCTAGATATCCCTTGTACCCGTAGTCACCGTGATAGTAAATGCTATTCTCATCATTCACACCAGCAATTAACTTATCAGCCTGATTATTAACAGCAACCCTCAATGCATCGATATAAGTACGATTTACATTATCAGGGCTTGACATCATCTCGTCAGCTTCAGCTAGAGCGGCTTGCTTTAAATCTTGAAAGACCAAACCACCCCAAGCAGCTTTATCAGCAGCAACTGATTCTTTGACATAAGAGTTACGCAGTACTGTACCCTCTAGTTCTTCAAACAACTTTTTAGCTTGAAGGCCATCTAGCTGGTCTTGGCGATCTTTATGTTGCTGAAATTTAGCCTGTAGCTCAGGAGGAAGTGAATCATAGAATTCATCATCCAACTTGCCTCGGTCAGCACGATACTGAGCTTGGTATTCAAGCTCTTCCATCTCTTGACCAGTGTAAGTAATGTTCTTCATGGCATCGTCATATCCGATCTTTTTAGGATCAAAACGATGGCCCATACCGTGAGCATTGAAGAAATCCAATCCCTTCTTACGAGCTTCAAGGATGTCAGTCAGGGATGCATTGGGGTTGGCTGCAATAGGACTGAGAGATTCTTGTGCACCTCTAGTCAACATATCTGCAAGAATGTCATCAACCTCACCTACGTTTCCTTTAATGTCATCTAGACGATCAGCATAGAAAGCACTAATCCTTTTGTTATGGAGAGTCTCAAAAGGAACGCCATCTAACTTGAGCTGTCTATAAGCTCCCAATAAGTCATCTGCTAATTCAGGATCGGTTTTAGCAAGGTCACGGATGTTCTTAAAGAACTGCGTGTGCGAATGATTAAAACCTTTTAGGTCTTCACCGTTCGCCTTCAACTCACGTGCAGCAGTTGCAAACCAAACTGAAAGGTTCTCAGTAGTTGGCTCTCCTGATACTTGAGCCCAGTCAAGAGCTGTTTGTTTCTGGCTCTCGTTGATGTAGTAATTCTTGGTATGAACGTCCCTCAGCTTAGTTCTGGCTTTCTCACGAACAGGTTGTCCATGAGTAAGGTCCATACCAAGTGTGGACTGGTGAGTGATGTCGTTTTCTTTGAGACCAGCAGCTTCTGACAGACGCCAGGCATAGTCCCATTCTTCCTCATTCAACTCACTCCAACGCTTACCAAGTGCATCAACAACATTGTCTTCTTTGATATCAAGTTGAATATCGTTGACAATATCTTGTGATGCTTGTTGGGTTGCTAGTTGTACACGATAGAACTGAGCCCATGAACTGGACTTATTTGCCTCATCAATAAGGCTATAAGTCATGTTGGGGTTATTCTTATATTCGTCAGCGAATTCACCTAAGTTAAATTGCTCACCAGTTCTAATTTGCTTGAGTTCACCTTCAATAGCTTGTTGACCTAGGACAACCCGGTCACGAGCTTCTTTTTGATCAGCCATCCATTGGATAGCATTGACCTTCTCTTGTGCAATCTGATCCTTAGCAAACTCTTGGAGTCGCTCTTGTGCTTTTGGTGCAAATGCAAGTAGTGCAGCCGTGTCACGGTTGGCATTAAGTGCTTTGAGTTGTTCGTCTTTGACTTCCATCTCAAAGTCACGTTGTGCAGCCCGATCTTGGCGCTGCATCTCTTGCATTCGTGTCTGTTGGTTTTCCCGTAGGAAAGGAGTTACATCAGCAGCTCTGACAGGGTTAAAGCCTTGGCTTAGTTTCTGTGGCTGATATAAGTTCCTGCGTTCAATTTTTGCCATTATGCATTGGGATTGATATCTGTCGCCTTAATACCTTTAAAACCAAGGCGATCTTGTGGTGCAGCGAACTGGTTATATGTACCAAGCCCATCCATAATCCCACCACCAATCATCAACGCTTGACTCAGGAATGACGGACCCTTAGGCATACCCATCATTGCTGCTGGACCAAGCTCAGATTGCATGTATGGTTGGACAGCAACTTGAGAATATGCTTCCAGATTTGCAGTCTTATGTTGTAGAAAAATATCTTGCATCTGGTGACGTGCCTGACGGTTGAGATCCTTGACGGATTCAGCATCTTGCACTTTCTGTCTACCGTATTCACCGAATGTGGCCTTAGCAGCTGCAAGCTGTGCAGACCGGTTATCACCTTCAATGGATGCAGAAGTAGCGCCAGCAGCTTCTAATAGCTGCATGGCTCTGTTCTGACGCTCAAACGCCATTTGCTTGAGCTGCATCAACCTATTCTCTTGAGTAGATTGATACCCACGGATGGCAGCTTCTGCGTTGTATTGCATCTGCTGCTGAGCCATCTGCTTCCGAATTCCATACTCATACTGTGCATATGAGTTCTGGGCTCGTATCTGACGGTTCTCAGCTTCACGCTGCATCTGGGCTTGGAGGTTGGCAGCTCTTACCTGACGCTTTTGGTTTTCAAATTCAGTACGTTGCTTTGACATTCCGCCAAAGATCTTCATACCAGCATTGAAAAGCCCTAAACCTAGTGCGGTATATGCCATTTATTACCTCCTATAAAAACGTTGGTTCAGCTTTCCTTCCCAGTCCAAACCAAGCAGAGATACAGGAAATGGTGTATTACCAATGATCTGTACAGCAAGGTTCTCGTTGCGTTGGAAAATAGGAACAACGTGAGTAGAGCTTGCTTGCATGTTTACGTTGTTTAGTTGGTATTGATTAGGCTGGGTAACACTAATGGTGTTAGTCCAGCTATTCAGACCAGTAATGGAGATCTTGTAATCGACAGGACCACTCAAACCAGTCTTCACTTTCAGTCGATGGATGATCAAACTAGATACATCATCGTTGGTGACTTGATCACCACTTACGTTGTACTTATATAGCTTAGGAAGGTCAATCGTCATGTCATAGCCGTAGCCAATGATCAAGTCTCTACCCCTATAGTCACCATCAATATCTACGTGTCGGTTACCTGCTGTGCCACCAATAGTGGGCTTAAGGACAGCACCAACTGATTGAGATGAAACTGTATTGGCGTCTCCGATGTAACCACCCAACACAACCACATTAAGTTCCTTTCCACTAACGCTGTCATAAGGCAAAAAGATACGTGTTTTATTTGCGTAACCAGTACCGTCATATAGGCGGTGTGGGTTGATGGTGAATAGGTCTAAACACACATCGGTCTTCTCACCAGTAGGGAGGGTAAGGAAACCTTCCTCACTGGATTGAGTCATATCAAATGATTGGACATATACATCACTTCCGTTCTTGACAACCACGTAGTAAGTACTGGAGTCAAAGAACTGAGCAAGCAATGTGCCAGTCAGCTCCCACTTGTACCAGGAGTTGACCAGTCGTTCATCACGAGATCTGGCAAGGAAGCGGTATTGATAAATAGTGGATTTACCTGTTTCACCAAGAGAGACAATGGACAGAGCAGGAGAGGCAACCATCGAGTCAACAGACTGAGGTACCAGTTCAGGAACCACGGTTGTAACGTCAGCCATCAATGGTGGTTGTTCCGATGAAATATCGTTCAACTCAAACAAGCGGGTGTAAAGGGGTGTCTTACTAATGAATGCTTGTGATGTACCAAGACTGACTGATTCAACACTTGCATCACACTCGTAAGCACTCATGGCATTCACCTTGGCTGATGTAGGTGCCAGGATGTCGGAGTCTGTAGACAGCAGGAACTGTTCAGTAGTGGAGTACATGACCAAACCCACAGCAGTAGGTTCGACATAGTTCAGGAATACAGGACGCTTACCAGCTGCTGAGATGTCAATAGGGTCATCATTAGTGCCGGTTTGAGCAGAGGTATTCCAGAAGTTAAATAGGTCACCAGCTTTACCAAGGATCACATTCTGTCCAGACAGGAAACCCATACGGTTCCTGTAGAAGAAGATGTGGCTAATTTCGTGGTCTACAAAACTAGGCTTGGGATTAGTGTCATCATCACCAACAATACGGTCGTTCCAATTGACAGGTCCATAAAGGAATGAGCCGTCAGCTTGTCGCACAAGCTGGTGAGGCATAGTCAGCTCATCAAATTCAAATTCAATGCCAGGCTCAGTCGTTTCTTCCCACTGACCAGTACCGTACGTGCCACCACCATCAGTAGTGAACTTCACGAACATGTCATCGATATCGATATCCTCAGAGTTAACAACCCTGACTACATATCCATTCTTGCTTTGCAGAGGAAGTCGTGTTGTGTTGCCAATAGTGTCAGTCAGAGCAAAGATAGCTGACTCAGACTGACCACCACGTGTCTCTACAGTGAAAGCAGAACTGCTAGTAATATACAAACCAGCACCCACTTGTTGTGCCGTATAAGCAGAATTACCATCAACAGCAGTTGCCAAAGCAGATGCAATGTTGTCAGCACTTGCTCCAGAACTACCTGAAGTGTGAGAGAACGTCGTCGTAGTACCACTCTGCGTGAGAAGGATTTCATAAGCAGTAGAGTTAGCTGCAATGTTAATCACAACTTGTGCACGGTTTGTATCCAAACCTGATGAGTGTGTGGTTGTGGTTTTCATCTCAACCTTCTTTTTCTTATTGAGAATGAAGGTGTAGTCATTGAGAGTTAGAACCTCAATGTCATCAGCAGTTGCATCTTTTAGGTAAGCATCGCTCGGACACTGTGCATCTGTAATTGCACAGGCATCAAAGTCAGTATCGTAATCAGAGCGTGCCGTACCTTCAGCAGTTACAGCGGCGTTGTATTCAGGTAACTTTCCTGTATCTGGATCAGGCGTAGTATTGTTGTAATCGTTATTAGCGTCAGTGAGGTTTGTTGCTGTATGAGTAGCAGCAACTGTCAGCTGTGCCTCATAGATCCTGTAACCCTGCGAAGCAAGGAGCGGGTGCTCATCTGTACGTTCGGTGCCTAAGGCATAGTTAGCAGGCAGCGTGGTGGTCTGAGAGGCAACAACAGCACCGTCATTCTTGACAAGGTATTCACCACCAGAATCTTTGATGATTCCAGATTTGATGGTCTCTTTTACATACCCGCTTGTATAGTCATACTCAAACTCAAAGAGTCGGGTAGTCGTACTAATCTGTCCAGCAATCGCTTTTGCAAGTGTTGACTCAGATGCGTGTAGATCACCAAGTTCAGTAGCAGTAGTAGCTACAGCAGTGTTCAGCTCATCACCTTCTGTCTTTACATCAGCTGGTGTACAGCCGCTCTGAACTCCAGTGTTGGAGCCCATGTCAACCATACGCACATCACCATCTTGTAGATCCCAAACTTGGAACCTATTGTCTGCATAACAAGCAATGTACTTTTCCGTTGTATCCCTCAGGATTGGGAACCACTTACCATCAGTGGGTGCTTTATGCAGTTGCGCAACAAACTTACCTCCCGGACGCTTTAGCAAGCCTAGAGCAAAATCAGGAAATGCATTGACTGCATCTTTCAATTGTCCAGGACGTTTTCTACTATCTGGCTGTTGCGATATGCCAGACAGAAGATTAGGTATAGATTGGGAGAGTGTACTCATTGCCTAGATAGCGCTCTAAATGGTTGATAGCTTGTGTAATTATTGTCACCATCTTTGAAACCAAAGATCGTGTAATCACCTTGATTACATTCATTCTCAATAAGAGTTGCTCTAGTAGTAGCTTCCTGCTCTTGTAGAAGAGCATTCAATTCCCTATCACCAACCATCTTCACGGCACACATGCGTGCTGCTTTGGCAGTTACATATGCCTGTACAGCTGGTGGCAGGAATTGGAAATCCCAATACCACAGAATGTCTGCAATAATGGATTTCGTGAATGTATAAGTATGGTCATGCTTGTCATAAACAAAACCATTTCTAAGTACTAGATCGTAATCATCCAGATGCTCAGCAACATTTGCATCAATAGCAAGCATGTTACTGGGTACAGGAATTTTGTTGGTGGAAGTATCGGGTGTTAGTTCGTAGTGACGCTCAGTGTTGAACGTCCAACCCTCAAGCTGGACTTGCCTGCTTTGTTCCCGCAGTGTATTGACTGCAGTAAACACTTCTGGGTTTTGTAGATCTAGTGTAGTGACAGGTGCCTGTCCCACACTGCTTAGTATTTGATTAACGGCATCCAGTTCGGTGGACACAGCATTTGTAGGAAACGGCATATCTGTCAGAAATAGATAAAAAAAAGGGGACCCGAAGGTCCCCCATGAGATAGCTGAATATCAGCCGAATGCGGCAGGCTTGGTAGCGGTGCCAGCGAACAGTTCAACTGCAGCAGCAGGGTTCAGGTAGTCAGCACCCATAGCCAGACGGCCCAGGATCACGTCACCTTGATAGATCACGGAAACGTCACCGGAAGTCGTTTGGACTTGAGGAGCGATTGCCTCAACCACACCAGCGGCTTCACGTTGGAAGATCAGACCGCAGCTGTTGGTGAAGTTGGAGGTTGCACCGTAGTTGTTGTGCAGAGCGTCGTCGTCGTTTTGAACACCAGAGGTATCACCGTCAATATCGGTGTCCTTGTCGCGAGCGTTCTCCATATCAACATCAACGAAGCTACCGGTGTTACCAGGATCGGTGATGCCAGGGTTAGTAGCAGAACCGGTGCCGTAGGTAGTACCGTAATGACCGAAGAACGGAATGTTCATCGACTTGTAGATCTTGATGCCGGCGATAGAGATAACACCCTTACCGCTTTGCAGTGCAGAGCCTTGCTCATCACGGTTAACAAGACCGCCATCACCCACCTTCTGGATGAGTTCGTAGTACTGACGGGGGTTGAGGACAGCCACACGGCCATCGGTACTCACTCCCTTTTCGTCAAGAGCAGCGGCTGCATCGTAGAAAGCAGAGATCAGGTTGTCTGCGTTATAAGCATCAGAAGCGTTGGTAGAAGAACCAACACGGATCTGTGTGCCACCCGGTTCAACATAGTTAGTCATGCTGATCGGGCTAGCCTTACGTGCACCTTTAGTGATGGCACGGAAGATCAGACGGTCATACTTTTCTGCCAGTGCATAACCAATCTTGCGGCTGATTTCAGAACGCAAGTCGTAATGTGAGAGAACTTCGTCCAATTCATAGACGAAAGCACTGGAGATCAAAAGGTCATCACAAGTGATGGTACGTTCTGCCACCGGGGGTGCATTCTCGTCATTACCGAGAATGGAACGGCCAGGGACATGGTACTCAGCTTCTGTACGGCCAGTGAAGATGAACTGCATACTCTTTCCGTTTTTAAGAGTACGCTTCATAACAAGATCACGAGCGATCGTGTTATTTTGGAAGCCCTTAAACATCTCACCAGAGAAGAGCTTCAGGAATAGCGCTCGGTTATCAGTATCCGAGCCATTAGCGCGGCCAATCCTATTAAGACTAGAATTGTTGCCAGTAGACTGTTGAGCCATTATTAGTAGAGAGAATAACTTTTACTCTCTGAACGTTCAGAATTTTTTTAACCAATTTTTGTGGTCTATCCCACCGTCTAGACGGCAAAGGGTATCCGCGTACGGGCCAATGCCAATGAAGGGAGAGTCCGACTCTGAGGTGCTCTCCCAACTATTTACTTTTTCTCTTCTTTCTTAGGTTCCTTTTTCTCAGGGGTAGGTTGATAGCGCACAGGGTACGCTTGACCTAAACCTCCATTAGGACCAGATTGTTGAGCCATTACTTTTGGGTTTTCAAATAGGTAACGCCGCGATACTTCAGCTTGGCTGCTTTGACAGCAGCGGCTTGCTCTTTAACGCGAGCTTGCAGTTCAACATTAGGCATGATGATCTCCATGAAGTATCACACCCCCGTTCCATGGTGTGAGTGTTATGCGTCCAGCATGAAAGTTTCTTCTAGAAGTACACGTTGCAGGCTATCTCTCAAGTACGCATAGTATTGCTGCTCCACAGGATCACCACCTGGCCATTGGTCAAGTGCAAAGCTCACTGCTTTGTGCATCATGCGGAGAGAGGTGGCTGTAAATTGTAATTCGTAGATGTTGTCTTCCATATTGGATGAACGTACGTTACTTAGAAGGAATATTTAACGCCAGCTTTGGTGCCATAGGAGTTCTGATCTTCTTCAAAACTAGCAGCCAATTCGGCATACACTTTGAGGTGCTTGTTTGCTTTGACACTGAAGCCAACCTTACCGGCAGGGACAGTCTCAGACACACCATTATCAGGAGTGGTCATGCTGGGACCACCTTCAATGAAGTAATCAAGAGTACCGACTTCACCTTCATAACCAACGAAGAAGTCAGTAGCAGTTTTAGAGTAGTCAGTACCTGCAAACTTAGAAGAAGTTTCGACGTTCACGTAAGGACCGGCGATAGCAGGCACAGCAAAAGAGGACACCGCAAGGGTGGTAAGTGCGATTTTGTTAAACATAGTTTTAAGAGATTTTGAGTTTAGATTTCTTTTTCTTTTTGCCTTCGACTTTTTTAAAGAGCTCGACAGCATTTACACTCTTTCCATATTTGGAATCTTCTTTATCAGCTCGTTTACGAGCGTCTTTATAGGAATCATAAAGACCAAAGTTTTCCCTCGTAATGGGATTATAAACTCTATATGTAGGCATTATTTTTTTGGTCCTTTCTTAGGCGGCCGACCTTTTTGAGTACCGTATGTACCTTTACCTTTAGGCATTACTTTTTCTTTGCAGTTTTTGCAGAGCGTTTAAAGTTGGCAGCCGTAGGAGCACCCTTGCTCCCTGGCTTCCTCATAGATTCACCACTGCCTTTTGCGATACGTTTGCGCTTGGCGTGGATGTTTGCATATAGTCCTTGTTTAGCCATATACTTTTTGTTCTGTAGTAGCTAGATCAAGTGGAAAGTTATGTGCATTCCTTTCGTGCATGACTTCCATCCCCAACCCTTGACGGTTGAGGATGTCAGCCCAGGTGTTAATTACTTTTCCTTGTGAGTCCTGAATGGATTGGTTGAAGTTAAAACCATTAAGGTTAAATGCCATGGTGCTTACACCAAGTGCAGTGAACCAGATACCCACAACAGGCCAAGCAGCCAGGAAGAAGTGAAGGCTACGTGAATTATTAAAAGACGCATATTGAAAGATCAAACGTCCGAAGTAACCATGTGCGGCTACGATGTTGTACGTCTCTTCTTCTTGGCCAAACTTATAACCTTTGTTATGAGATTCAGCTTCAGTAGTTTCACGAACCAGCGAAGACGTGACCAGACTTCCGTGCATCGCAGAAAAAAGAGAGCCACCAAATACACCAGCCACACCAAGCATGTGGAATGGGTGCATAAGAATGTTGTGCTCCGCTTGGAAGACGAGCATGTAGTTGAAGGTACCGGAGATACCCAGTGGCATGCCATCGCTGAATGATCCTTGTCCAAATGGATATACAAGGAACACGGCGGTAGCAGCCGCAACCGGTGCAGAATATGCGACACAAATCCACGGCCTCATTCCGAGTCGATAACTAAGTTCCCATTCACGTCCCATGTAAGCGAAGACACCGATGAGAAAGTGGAATACAACGAGTTGATATGGCCCTCCGTTGTAGAGCCATTCGTCAAGTCCTGCTGATTCCCAGATGGGATAGAAATGTAGTCCGATTGCGTTGGAGCTGGGTACGACTGCTCCGGAGATGATGTTGTTTCCATAGAGTAGAGACCCAGACACGGGTTCACGGATGCCGTCAATGTCAACCGGCGGAGCGGCGATGAAGGCGATGATGAATGCGGTTGTAGCTGCCAGTAGACAAGGAATCATGAGGACACCGAAGTGTCCTACATAAAGCCGGTTCTCAGTGCTGCTAACCCACTCAACATATTTGTCCCAAGGATTCTTGGAACGTTGTAGTGCGATAGTAGCTGCCATTAAAAATTAAAATTGAAGTTCAGAACGATCCAGTTTTGAAATTACATCCTGCCGGTACGCTGGATCGGAGTCGTACCGGGGATCATTCATTGCTGCAATTAGTTCAGCTTGACTTCGGAAGGTTGCTTCTGCTGCTGCAGGCTTACCTTGTAAAAGATTTCCGTCTTGTCCCATAGCATCTGTGTATCGGTAATTCAGTGACTGAAGTGCGAGGTTGATTTGATCCAGGTTCCCGCTTTCAATGATTTGATCGTATGCATTAATCTCTGCTTCACTAAAGTTTTCTTTAGCCCAGCCAACAATCTCTGAATACTTGTCTTCACCACCGACACTTTTATAAACGGTATCGATTTCACCTTGTGACAAGTCACGTCCGCCAGGTGGGTTAGCACCTTGCATTGCTTTGAACACGTCAACTCCACTCATCTCTGAGAGTTGCTTACTTAATTCTTCTGAGAGTTCTCCGCTTTCGTTGATCGCTCGGTAGGCTTCATCCAACCAAGATCCTTCAGCAGTTTCTTCAGACTGCTCTTGCACATCTTCTTTATCGTTGCTTCCGAGTTTCTTTTGTAGCTCTAGGTAAGCTTCCTCCAGTTGTTCTGTGGTCTCATACTTACCAGCCAGCTTTTGTGCATGTGCCTCTTCAATCTCTTCACCAATCCGCAGAGAGTCTGCCTCTTCAGCGGCTAGTGATTCCATTACTTCAGCATCTACACTATTATCATGAGATAAAAGTTCTGCCATTATTCAATAGGTGGTTGTTCTTGCTCTAGCTGTGCAGCCAGTGCAGGGTTCTTAGATGGATCATTCATAGGCGCAGAAGCAAGTTGTCCTTGCTGCTTAGCCATCTCCATATCTTGTTGCTGCTGCATCGCAGCTTGTTGTTCCTCTTGCTGCTGATCCATAGACTTAACGAGGTTAAGTACATCGATACCTTGAGCAGCTGCCAGACGTTTAATAAATTCGTCTGGGTTAAGGAACTGCATCATGCCTTCAGGTCCAATGGTCTGAGCGATAGTCATGATGAAGTTGGTCAGACTCTCTCGGTCCTGACCCCTACCTAGTGCATTAATACCAGCCACAATGGTTGGCTTCACTAGGTTCTTTGGATACCTAGGCAGCTCACCACTACGTTGCATTGTCAGCAACTTACGGTTGAGATATGGCACAAGGAATTCAACGGTCAGCAAACTGAAGAGACCACCGAGCTGTTGCTCTAGCTCAAGTTGAGTAAGACGTACTTCTTCCGCAGTTGTCCGTTCGCTTTGGCGTACTGTCAACACAAGGAATGCTTCAGAGATGCGACGCTCAAGCGTTTGCATCTGTTGCATTGCCGTTTGGAAGTCAGCAGTCTTACCAACTTGAACTACAGAAACATCATCAGGTCTCCCCTGAATGATCGCTCCGTTGCCTGCCTTAGCCAGTGTCTGAGGTTTAGTTGTAGATGAAGGTGAAACCATAAAGACAACTTTCGCAGCAGCTGCAGAGCCTTCTGTCAGTGCTTGAGAGAGTGCCTCAAGTGATTTCAAATCACCAATAAACTCTTCGACTCGGCCGCGACCGTAATTCTCACCATCTACCGAGTTGAACCTGAGGACCAACCATGGCGATGTGTTCTTAGGTGCCTTACCTTCTGTGCCAGGTACTTTCTTATCGAATACTTCTTGATGCCAGAGCCAGCGGTTGTTCTGCAACCGTACATGTGTATAAACTTCGCAGTCGTTATTGACATTATAAGAATCATCGCTAGTGCGTAGCGGATCCTTAGTAATCTCAGCAGGTAGAAGTTGTTTGTTAATAAGTTCTTTGGTTACGATCTCAATTACGTTGCCATTACCGTCACGTTCTATAACGTAGCGATTCAATGGATAGTGCTTAATCCCATCCTTTCCCATAAACAACAAAGCGTTGCCACCAACAACAAGATGTTTGATGGCTTGGTGCACAGTGACACGATCGCTTGAAGCAGCGATAGAGTCCATCACCATACGCTCAAGTTTGGCAAAACTAAGATCAAGTTCAGACCTAACTTCAGCTGGGATTTCAGTACCCAGCTTTTCATCAGCAATCTGTAACTTAAAGAACGTGGTCTGAGGTGGTAGCAGAGCCAGCATCAACTTAGATGCAAGAGTTACTACCGACTTAGCACCAACGCTTTGCCATGGTTGAGTAAGAGATTTGTGGGAACTTCTCATCTCATCACGTTGGATGAGGTAAGGAAGAGTAAGCTCAGAGCATTGAACAGCTATGTCAAGAAATGCAGTACGGCCACTACTTAGTGCATCGTACCTACTCTTTGCTGTCACGCGAGTCCTCCAATATTGAGTCCACTTCCTCCGCCAAGACCACCAACCTGTTGATTGATCTTTGACTTAGGACGGATCCGAAGGCTGGCAAGTGTGGTTTTCCTACGCTTGCTTTCTTTCGGACGGCGCACATTCTCACCGGCAGCAGCAATAGTTGCGTCGGTTTGTTGTGCAGGTTTAGGTGGTTCAGGTTTAGGCTTGGGGTGATATAGCTCGTTACTACGTTGCACCCAACCTGGGTCAAGTGGTAGGTGACCATAAAGCGGCCGACCTTTCTTGTTGTATCTAACAATCCCCCAAGTTGAACCGGCATAGAGTTCACCTTGTGAATAGATTCTTTGTTCAGGACCCATTAATTTTCCTCAGTTATACGTTGTTTAATCCAGTTGATAATAGATTGTTGACCAGCGTTAAACATGATGTGTTGGATCTTGTCCTCTGGCCCAGTAAAGGGTGGTGGAAATTGTTCTTCTAACTCAGCTAACATCTTTTGAGGTGTCAGGAAGTTAAGCATATTGTGGGAGGTTTTGATTAGCGTGTTCAAAGAAGGCAGGCATCCGTGCTCTCTGTGTCTCAGAAAGTTCAGGTGCTTTTCCCTCATACATCAGCCGATCACTGGAATCGAGCCAAAATTTTTTGTCTAAATATTTATCAGCACTCTTGCCTAGTGGTTGCATGACCCAGGCAATAGTCGCCTTACGGAGTTTATCCAAAGACGGCGAAGCTTCCAGCCCAAGCTCTCTACATACCAGAGAATTGACTCCGACGTGAACTTGCTCATCTCTAGAGATGTCAGCCGAAACTGTTCGCATCCCTGCGTCGCCATTAAACCTAAAGAAGGGTAATAGGACGAAAAAGATTGCACGTTCAGCAACCATGGCTTTAAGGATAGTGTGATCAGGATGTTCTGACCACGCATCACGCAGTGCGAGGGCTTCCCGCTCAGCTTTCGGATCAACTCCCCAAGCATCGGCGACATAACCCAAAGCGATGTCGTGCTTAATTTCGTCTTGAACGTTGGATTCCAGGATTTCACGTGCGAGAAATGGAACTTCAGTGGTGAGCGCATCACGAATAAAATCTCCCACAGGTAGTTCCATATGTCGCAAGGCAAGTGCACGGCGCAGAGTCTCCTCCGCACCCTCCTTGAACTTGCCTTTGGTAGTAGCTACAGGAGTCCATGTGCGCTTCCGCTCCAGTAGTTTTTGATAAGGATGTTTTCTCATTCTTGGCAGTCACAGGTAGGTTCTTTTTCATTCAGTAAATCTGCGAGATAGTCGTCTACTTCTTGTTGGTCAAGAGCGGCATAAGCGTCAGATTTATCTTGTGTATCCCCCATTACTTGAAGGGAGTAGTACAAGGAAGTCTGGGGACTCTTTAGCCACTCTTCGATAAAGGCGTTGTCATACGTGACAACATCACTCCAACTGTTGAAGCTATACCCGTGAAGAAGCCCAGTGTTATTCAGCATCGTCATGATTCCATCAGCGACACGCTTGTAAGCGTCCCAGCCAACTTCAGATGCAATTTCAACGTCACCATAGTCGTAGCTCTCAACACCAAAGGTGCCAGAGTCACGGTCTACATGACGGGAGATCGGAGGTGCAATCTCCGGTGTACAGGTATATCCGTCTAGATCTTTACTGCGGTAGCTACAGCTAGCAGTAGGAGCGATTGCGAAAGCTCGTTCCATCGTGTAACTACGTGCAATGCTCGCTGCCGAGTCAACTCCACTCGCGAATTGTGATACCAGCTCAAATGCTGGTGTCTGTACGATCTCTCCATTGTTGTATTGGTCAAGTGCACGTCCGAATTGTTCATAAGTAACGCCTACTCGTCGAAGCAGATTTGCAAGTCCGAGCATTCCAAGGCCGACTTGTCGGTCTGTTTCAGGCGGGAGATATTCACCACTCTCACCAACTCCAGTGGTTGCATGCAGTGCACACAATTCAGACATACCTTCGACAAAAGCTTTTGGAATGTCATCGAACTCACAGGCTCCAAGATTAATATGCTGTAAGAGGCACGTTCCTCGGCTTGGCAAGTACACTTCGAGACAAACGTTGCCTCGAATACGGTTCCCTTTTTTGTCATACTTTACTTTGTTGAGCCAAATGTCTCCAGACTTGATGCCATTGAGTAGTTCCTCTTTAAAAGAACACGCCTCCCACCATTCATCTGTAATGTTGATGCACCGCTTAGCCCAAGGGAGTTCATGACGTGGAGTTTGTATAAACTCAAGAGCATCAGGATGGCACAAGTCGATATGCAACACCACAGCGCCGTTCTTATAGACACCCCCACGTCGGAGTACAGAGTTAAGGGTTGAATAGATTTGGCCAAATGAAACCGGGCCGCTAGCGACAAGTCCCTTTCCATTTTCAGTTCCTTTCGGTCGAAGTTCGGACAGGTGAATAGCTACACCAGCTCCATTACGGAGAGCATGTGAGGCAAAGCGCCAGCTAGCTTCAATACCATCTGGACCCTCGCAAGAGTCGAGAACGTTAAAGATTGTGCACGACACTGGCAGCCGTGATGTTGGGTCGTCGATCCAGCTTTGGACGCGACCAGTACGAGAAATAAGATTAGACATTAGACAAGATCTGACAAATCAGGTGGTTGATAGTTAGGTCCTTTGAGGACTTTTCCGTCCTCGCGTTTGATCGGTTTGCCGTCTTCTCCGAGCTTGGACATATTCGATGTATGGACACGGCGCAATGCTTGCTCTAGATCCCAATCCATGTTCTCAGCGTACTGAGCACAGACATATACAAGATCAGCTAGCTCTTTTAAGCACGCCTCACGGTCTTGAGGGTGCATAAGAACCATATTGGTGTCAGCATCTAGGAACTCTTTGAATTCCTCAACGATCAAATTGCGCTGGCGAGTCCTCCCACTCAAAGTATTGGGGATCCCGTACGCTCGGCGAAATTCGATAGCTTGGTTCGATAGCAGTGACATTTTCCAGTTCTTTCTCTAAATAGGTGATTGCTTTTTGCAGGTCTTCAATCCTGCTTTCTTTGTAACCAGCTCTGCAGATGTACTTGATTGCATTACCCAAGAAATAATTCAGGTCTTGCTCTCGGATGAAGTCCCAGACTTCTAAAGTTCCTCGGGTGTAATAGGATGGGCTGGCCATTGTTTAACTAAATTACTAACGGTGTTGCAAAGGCAAAAGTTTTGATGTTGCAACGCATCAATGATAGTGATCAGATCTTCTTTGTCTGCTTCAGGAAGTAGATCCCTCATGCGACGCATCTTGAAGCTCTGCTCCATCGTCAATTCGATAACTGGCGGCGGGGGTCCAAAGTATTGGTTGTTTGGTGTCGAAGTCATAGTCATCTACAGTAAGAATTCGTGCTAAGCGTGCATTTTGTAGTGCAATATCTTCACCGAGATCCTTCTCTGCAAATGCATTCACTACGGTCTCCCAGCTATAACCATGCTTCTCAAATAGGATCTCAGCACGCTTGACTCCAATGCCAGGCGCACCGGCATACCCATCTGTCTGGTCACCAGCAAGCGTTTGAATCAGGTGCCACTTAGCACCCTCATCACGTGTGACTGTGAATCTTTGGTCAAGGTTGTAGAGAGATCCGGGGATCTGTCGCATGTCCTTGTCTGGCGAAACAATGCAATTGCCAGGAAATTTTGTGGCAAAAATCCCAAGAGCATCGTCTGCTTCCAAGCTACGCATGACAATCACCTCAAACTCTTTCTTGAGTTCGTTGATCACACGTCTATAACCACAAGGTTTCTTGCGATTACGGTGTCCCTTATAGGAGGGAAGTATGTCCTTACGGAAGTTATGTGAGTCAGAGAAGAACAGCACAGGTTCGTTGAACCCGCCGAACTCTCCAATAATTCTATTTATGTCTTTAAGTACATTGGCATATGCCTCTGAGAACTTAGAGGTGACCATGATCACATCGGATCCCCAGTCAATCTCTGTCTCAGCTGCTGCACAACTTTTATAGACAATATAATCAGCGTCCAGATACAGTTTCATCAATGTACCTCGGCCCAGTTTTTTCCGATCTTGGCTTCTGCTGCGATTGGGACTCGGAGGTTGTAGAACTCTCCAGCCGCTGCAGCGCTAAATACCAAGGATGTTGATAAGTCTTTTGCATGTTCAGGTGCACACTCAAACTGAATCTCGTCATGAACGAATGCCAGTTGTGAGCAGCATAGTTTAGTTTCGTTTACTGTTTGTTGGTTTATTAGAAGCCACCTTTTCGCCAAAACCCCTGCTGATCCTTGCAATAAGAAATTGAGGCATTTGTGTGGTGAATCGACTGGGATTCGGCGACCGTCAATCGCCTTAACATACCCTCGATCACCCGCAGTTTTAACAGCACTAAGGAGCGAATCAAGACCAGGAATCGCTTCAACATACGCTGCGCGAATCTCTTTACCTTTGGATTTAGCTGCAGCACTGCTGAGAGATGAGTCATAACTTAAACCTATTTTTTGATCACCCGCGCCATACAAAAATGCATAGGTTACGGTCTTAACTAGCTTCCGAGATATTCCTATCTTGTCAGCATTAACTTGGTGAATGTCACCATTGAGAAGAATGTCTGCGTACCTGCCGCCGTCATAGCGTGCAAGGTAATGAGCAAGCATCCGTAGTTCGATGCCAGATAAGTCAGCTCCAACCATCACCTGTCCAGGTGTGGGGATAAATAGTTCTCTGAATCTTGGGTCACTAGGAACCTGCGCCAGATTGGGATTTTTGTGAGACATTCTAAAAGTCGCACACCCAACTGAACAGTGGTGATGTACTCGGTTAGCAGTCGTAGCAAGCTTGAGCCATGCGTTCGTGCCTTCCGAGATCATCCCCAATTTCTTCGTAATATCGAGACACTTCGCGAAGTCCCCGGCAATCGAAATCCCACCTAAGGCAATCTCCTTCAATATGATCTCGTCGATAACCGGCTTCCCAGTATTGGTCATCTGGGTCGGAGTCCAGCCATAAAATGTGGAAAGGATCCATGCAATATGATCTCGCGATGTTGGATTTAATTCTTTGAGTCGGATTGACTCGCAGCCCTGAAAGTATCCTTGGCTTTTGTTATTTCTTTTAGGATTGAACGTCGCGCCTTGGACGAAAGGGTGCCTTTGGCGTAGTACTTCTTTAGTCTCTTCCAACTCTTTTTGGAGAGCCGATGCAAGCTGCCATGCAGCGCGTTCATTAAAACACCATCCATGTAACTCCTGTTT